AAAAAGAAATAACGACGAACGCCAGTGAGTCGTTGGACTGATGTAATCAGTCCCTATAATGACAAGGACATCATGACCAAGTGCCTCTGGAAGAACTGGGGCCAATCCCTTCGTGTCAACAACCACTCCACACCTGATCTGGACTCCAACCAGGCACGTATGTCATGCCACGAACGGTCACGATCTATCCTGGGCTCATAGCCCTCGTGGTCAATCTCCACCACGTGATACACGTGATACACCCATATCCGGTCAGTGATCCTCTGGAGCACCTGTTCGGCCCGATCGTATTGGTGGCTGTCCATGCGGGCACGCCTCAGTATCTCTGGGTAGGGTGCCTGGTCGGGCCTTATCATCTGCGTTCCAGGCGATGCAGGTGGATGCGGGGTTCAGGCCTCAGACGATATCGGCACTGGTGCCAGGGATCGCCCTGGCAGTTGTTCTGGCGTCCACGACCACGCTGGACCTTGAGGTCACACCTCCACCAGCCCAGTTCACGGGCCCTCTGGAGGAAATCCCTCATGCTATGAGGTGGCCACCGCGGAATCATCACTGAAGTATCTCCAGGATGAGCCGTTGTAGTAGATGGGCAGGTCCTTGCTGGTGCTGGCACCATCCGTTGTGAGGTATGCCACCTGTCCCTTGGCCGGTGAGGCGGGCAGACTGCCGAAGGCCACCGGGTTCAACTGCATCACGTCCTCTATGACCACCACCCCAGTGGTGGGATCGATGGTTAGGTTGGTCGCGGCCGATGAGTTGATCTCGTCCGGCAGTTGTAGGGCCGATATCTTGGACCTGGCGTCCAGTCCCGCCACTCCCGATGCCTGGTTACGTCCGTTGATCACGTTGGCCAGTTCATCCAGGGCGGCCTTGAGGTCTGGTCTCGCGGCGGCCGGTGAGTCCGTGCCACTGTCCAGGTTGGTTGTCACTATGTTTGAGTCATTTGTTGGCCAAGCCATTGTTTTTCTCCTTTTGGTTTATTTACGCGGTCCTTATCAGGTTGCCGTTGACATCCATGGCCACCGGTGGTAGCCCTGACACGAATGCGTCAAAGGTGCAGTTGGTGTCCGCCGCGGTGTTGGGTTTGAATATGCGTATGGTGAACGAGTCCGTGCTGGTCGCGACCAGTTGCACCAAGGGTGGTATGCTGATGTTGGAGGTGGTCACCGTGCTGGATCCCACGTCGCCCACGAAGTATCCGGTGTTGACGTAGCCGGTGGCCACGTATAGGATCAGGCTGGACCCGTCCGAGCTCACGCCCGTCACGACCGTGTCCTCCACCAGTGTGGTCGGCGTCACGCCCACGAAACTGATGTCCGAGTAGGTGCTGTTGGTGGGTATGACCCTGCTGGTGGTTGATCCGTCATCCACGGTGCTGGAGTCGAACTGCTCTATGGTCTCCGTTATGGCGTCCGTAAGCAACCTGATCTCGATGCCCCTCAGGCCCTGTGGCTGTGAGTTGGTGCCGGAGTTGATGGTTATGGTGACCCTGTAGTATCTCTTGGCGCCCAGTCCAGTGTAGGTGGGGTTTGACGTCCTGGTCATCACGATGCTGGTGGCGTCTGACAGGTCACTGGCGTTGCCCGCCTCTATGGTTATCTTGGGGAAGTCCGCGCCATAGTTGCCCGCCGTGGTCGTGGCACCATCCCTCCTGGTGGTGATCAGGATCACCGGGTATACCTTGTGCTGGTAGCCGAAGTCGATGATGTTGCTGGTCCACTCCAGTTCCGTGCTGGCACTGAGGTTCTGATACCAACCGGTGTAGGTGTCCCAGCCGCCCGTCAGGTCGGCCCATGTGTTCGAGTCCTTGGGCAGGTATAGGTCCTGTGTGCCGTCGTAGAATCCGGTCCTAGCCATTGAATCCTCCTGCTCCCGCTATGGTCGTTATTGATCCACCCTCCACCGAACTGCTGACGCCCGATGCCGGGTCGTAGGTCTCCGTCACCGTGTGTGAATTCACCGTGATGAAAGCGGAACGCCTGTTGAGTTCGTTCCTGGCCAAGACCCTGACGTCATAGCTCTCGCCCAAGGCCACTGGCGAGATGTAGGTGTAGGTGTTTGAAGTCTGCGTGTAGGTGATGTAGTCAGCGTCTGAAGATTTCTTGAACTGCACCACGTAGTCCGTGATGAATGGGTCGGTGGATGCTGTCCAGTCCACCCTGATCCGCCTCACGGTGTTGCTGTTGCTGTCCACCAGGTTGTATTCAGCACCGGAATTCAAGGTCAGGTTGGTCGGTGCTATCACCTGCTGTGGATCCGGTAGGTTTATCGAAGGTCGTATGTAGTCAGTGCCCGACGCGCCTATGGCGTAGGTCGACGCCTGGTGCTCCATGCCTGATATCTCGATGTCGCCCAGTGAGTTGATCTTGATGTCCATGATCCTGAATATGCCGTCCAGGCCCAGTGTGTCGCTCTGCACACGGATCAGGTCCCCAACGCTGGTGTTGGTGGTGGCCAGGTTGGTGTTGAAAACTATGAATTTCTGCGTCCTCGAACGCTTGACGAACACCTGTGCGAACTGCTCGGCTATCTTCCTGTTGGCGATGGTGGGCAGTGTGACCTGTTTCTCCAATCTTATGCCATTGTCGGCGGCCAGGAACGCGATGTCATCCGCTGATCCCTCCTCTGGGTATGTGACGTCATTGGGTTGGTAGTCGGCCTCTGGGTCCACGTATGTGACCACGCACCTATTACACTTGTGTTGCTTGGACTCACCCTCCAAGGACACGCCACCTAGGATGTGGTCCGCCGTCACGGTGAATACTGTGGTTGGATCGGTCGGGGTGGCCGCTATGTCGGTGTCATCACCGCCATGCTCTATCTTCATCCTGTATTGTCCGCCCATGTAGGGCATCAGGCCCCGGAAACCGGCCAGTATGATCTTGCTGTTGACCAGCAGGCTGTTGGCGGTGTCTATGACCGCGTCGCAGGTGAAGGCCTTTGACGTGGTGCCATTGGCGTAGGTCACGGTCTGATCGCACAGTTCGGCCGCGGTCTTCCAAGAGCTCCAGTGGAACTTGTCATTGGTCAGCGCCTTGCCATAACGCGAATTACGTAGGTAGTCGGCCAGCACGTTGACCGGGTTGTTGGAATATGTGATGGTGTCTGACCCATATGCGGTGTTGTAGGTGGCTGGCGTTATGCCGGTCAGGTCCAGGACCTTCCTGCCCTGTATGGTGGCCTTGATGTTGGGTATGCCGCCATTGTAAGGGTTGTTGTTGGGGTTGTCCTCGGTGTTGAAGCCGGCCCACTCGAATCTCAGCGCCAGGTATGCCAGGCCACCCAACCTGTGGTCACTGGTCCATCCCGGTGCCTCCTGCAGGAGGCTGGATGCTGACTGCGAGTCCCTGCCATCGAAGAACTGCACCAGGATCTTGTCCTTGTAGTTGCCAGAGCTGGCGTTGGACTGCACCCCGTGTGCGTATGACACCAAGGGCACGTCATTGTCATCGATGCTGAGTGCGGTGAATGCGTTGATCTGGCCCTCGGCCATCACGAACGCCACATATAGATACTTGTTGTTGCTACCATTGGTGGACACGAACACGCGGGTTCCACCCACCTGCCTGGTGCCATACACCACTGGTATGTGCGAGATCGCGGAGTCCTTGTTGAGCAGGACGCCCTGTATGGCCTGTGATTGGTCCTGTCCTATGTCATAGTCAGGCACGTCGATGTTCATGCCGAATGGTGAAGTCACCGCTGACACGAGGCCACTGACCACCTTGCTGACCACCTTGACCACGGCCTTGACCGCTTTCTTGGCCGCTTTCCACGCCTTACTCATTGATCCTCCAACTGTTCTTGGTCCTCATCTTGACCTTGGCGCGTATCTGCTCGCCATTGATCTTCAACCAATACACCCTGACGTTCTCGCCCAGTAGGTTGACCGTGTAATCTCGTAACCACTTGGCCATTTGGTCTATGTCGCGTTTGGCCAGTGCGTCCACCCACACCATCTTGAATCCCGACTGCCAGTCCAAGGTGCCCAGTTCACCGGTCTCCATGAACCTGTCCAGGACCTTGTTGTTCACGAAGGCCCAGTTCATGAAACCGTATATCTGGCCCGATTCCTCGAATATCTTGTAGGTGTTGTTCCTGACCGAAGGTGAGATGTGTTGGTATAATTCCTCGTATGTGCCATCCTGGTAGCGATCGAACGTCCTGTAGAACCCTATCAGCCTGTCCGTCACCGTTTTGATGGTGTTTAAACGCACAGAGACGCCTGTATATTGCTGGTTAAGGTCTTTCACGTATGTTGGTTCAAACATCTCTCTTGACCTCCCAAACACCGTCTATGTGGTGGTAATTGTAGTTGTGTAATAGTGACAGTCGCTCGCCCTCCTCCATCTGTATCGCCGTGTCCGTGGTCTGTATGCGTTCCACGTTGTTGACCTGGCAGATCTGCTCCGCGTCCCTGAACATGGCGTTGTAGATCTCGGTGTTCCTGTGGTCCGGCTGTAGGTGCATCAACTGGAACAAGGCCTGCGTCCTGTGGTTCCAAGGCAGTGTGTGCAGTTGAATGATGTAGAATCCCACCATGTCCTGTGCATCGTAGATCAGCCTGATCACGTTGCTGTTGAGGCTGACCAAGTTCTTGAGGTGTAGGTTCCAGTGTTGCTTGTTGAAGTCCACGTCCACGTATCCACGCTCGAACACGGCCTTGTAGGCCAATCGCTCGAAATCCGCGAAGTGCCTGATGTTGAAGTCCAAGAATCTCAGGTTGGTCATTATGCCCTCCCCCATTTGAGGTCCTTGACTATCTGTGCGGAGAAGTCCATGCCCAGGTCCGACGGGAAGTGCACCTGCTGTGACGCGGTGTTGGTCTTCCTGCCTGACGTCCTCTCGAAGTCGGCGAACTGGGTGGCCACCGTTATGGTCACCGTGGCCGTGTCCTGTGATTCCTGTATGCTGTAGCCCATTATGATGCCGTCGAACACCGTGAACACGTCATCGCTGGTGAAGGTGTAGTCATCCGCCAGCACCGCACGGTATATCACCACACGCTTGTTCATGTATTCGTTGTTGATCAACA